GCAGATGGGCCATGCGATTACAAAGGAGGTGGGCGAAAAAGAAAAACCTGTCAAAGACGCATTCGCCAAGCACAAGCGCATTGACACCGTGCAAGCTGCGATTATGGCTCTGCATGCCCTTCAGTATGCCAGTGGCACGCGGAGCTTTTACGAAGACCATGAGCTGGAGCTGATTTGATGGATCATTCTTCTACCTCACTTGTCATTCACTCTGGCTCAGCAGTTCCCGAAATGTGGGCCGAAAGCGTTGATCTGACGTCGCCAGATGCCTACGACATCCTGGCAGGACATACTAAGTCGGCATCTGGAATGCGGGTCACAGCGAACACGAGCCTGCAACTTGGTCCTGTCTGGCAGGCACTGACGATGATCAGTGGGGACATTGCAAAACTTCCGTTGAATCTCCACCGCAAGGACGATGACGAAGAGGTTCAGCTGGCTGCCGATCATCCTGCCTACCGGATTTGTAAGCTCCGAGCCAACCGAGAAATGCATGCAACCAAGTTCTGGCGGAGGTTCGTCGCACATGCGCTCTTGTTTCAGAATGCGTATGCCTATATCGCACGCAAAGGGCATCCCCTGATCGGCGAGCCGGTTGAGTTGCTTCCCTTGTTGCCAGATCGTACGCACGCGGAACGGTTGCCGAATGGCGATCTCTACTATGTGACCGAACTGACGACCAGCGGCTCAGTTTTACGAACCTTGATGCCGCAACAGGTCTTACATGTGGAAGGACTATGTCTCGACAACACGACGGGCGCCAGCTTGTTAAAAGCTGTTCGCGACATGTGGGGCGCCGCTCTAGCTCGCCAACGTTTCGGGGCCATGTTCTTCAAAAATGGCGGCCGTGTCGGTGGTATCCTGGAGGTACCGGCCGCCATGAATAAAACAGCCCGCGACCGCATGGAGGAAGGATTCAAGAAGACTTACGAGAGTCTAGAGGATGCCTTCAAAGTTGTGGTGCTACGGGAGAATGCCAAATTTCATGAGGCGCAGATCCATCCCGATGATGCCCAAATGCTGGAGACTCGTCGGGAGGACGTTAAGGACATCGCTAGATTCTTCAACGTCTCCCCCGCAAAGCTCGGAGAACTTGAAGGTGGGCGGCCATACAACTCGAAGAGTGAGGACAACCGCGACTATCTCGAAACTACGCTCTCTCCGTGGCTGACGGCCATCATCGCCGAATGCACAATGAAGCTGTTGGAGCCAGAAGAGTGGCTTGGGGAGCGACTCTTCTTCAAGCACGACACATCTGCGCTACTGGCCATGGACCAGATGCAACGCTATCAATCATACGAGATCGGTATCCGCAGCGAATTCCTCGCGCCGGATGAAGCCCGGGCCCGCGAGAACATGCCGAAGCGGCCGGACGGGCGGGGGGGAGATTTCGCCAATCCGGCAATCAACCCGAAACAAGTTGAGGGCGCAATCTACGACGTCGTGTCCGATGCAGTGGAAGCGGCGCATCGCATCTACACGCAGCACGCGACCAAGGCGGCGAAAACCAAAGAGCGCTGGGAACAATTGGATTGCAGCGAATTCTTACGGGCAAGATTGGCCCCCGCAGTCAATCTACTTGCCACTTGGCGTGGTTTAGACCGTGGGGAGCTGCTGGCCCATTGTCTGACGTCTTATCTGGCCGCGGTACGGGGACACACCCGAGAATCGATCGAATCTCGGGGTGTACCGCGGCTGTCACCCACTGAACTGCACGGAATCGTAAAAGGATGGTGCCATGAAGCGATTGAATGCCAAGCAAACTAGCGCCAATACGGCGGAGCTAGTGATCTATGGGGAGATCGGCAACGATTTGTGGGGCGATGGTGTGACCGCCAAGGATGTGCTCAAGTCCCTCCGCGGGCTGGATGACAGCGTATCCTCAATTCGTGTCATGTTGAACTCAATCGGCGGGTCGGTGACGGAGGGACTTGCCATCTACGATTTGCTTAAGCGTGAACCTCGCACAATTTCGGTTGAAATCGACGGAATAGCAGCTAGTGCGGCATCTGTTATTGCGCTGGCGGGCAGCACTGTCGGCATCGCCGAGAATGCCATGATGATGATCCACAACGCATGGGGTATTGTCATGGGCAATAAAGATGACATGCGAGAGACGGCAGATCTTCTGGAGAAATTCGACGAACGAATCGTTAGCATCTATCGCGCGAAGACGGATCAAGATGTTGAGACAATTATCGCCGCAATGAATGTCGAAACATGGTTTGATGCTCAAGAAGCGGTCGACTGGGGATTGGCTGACGCGATTTTGTCTGCCAGTGAAGCCGCGGCGAAGATCGGGGCAACGTTCGATCTGTCGCGATTTAATCGCGTGCCGAAGTCGCTTAAATACAGCGATGGTATGGGCGCGGACATCAAAGAGCAGATGCGCCAGCAGCAGGATGTGGCGCTGCAATTACGGCGAGTCGAGATTGATTACGAGCGATATCCGATTGTGACGACTTGACGAATGATGGGAGAGTTGGGTAACGTAAAGTAGACCCGCGGGGTCTCTTAAGAGAACCCCGAGACAGTGCGCCAGTTCTTACGAGCCGGCGGCCTGTTGGTAAATCCATTTACCTTCAGGCCGCCGGCTCTTTTTCGTAGGCGGCCGAGAATAGGAGATTCTGGCATGCCTACGCTCAAAGAGCTGCAGGACAAACGCGGGGAGTTGGCGACCAAGATCCGCGAGATGGCGAAGGAATTCAATGCGAACGGTCAGAACTGGCCCGATGCGGAACAGGAGGGAGCCTGGCGGCAGGTCAACGCGGACTATGACGCCAATATGGCGCTCATCGAAGCCGAAGATGCCAAAGCGGAGCAAGCAGCGCAGGTCGCAAATCGGCTTGTCGGTCTCGACGAATGGGATAACCGCGTACATCGGTTGCCGATGCAAAACGGTGCTGTGCCACCTGTTCACCGTTTCGAGCACGGCGACCATCGCGACATGGAGCGGCAGCGCACTCTGGCGCTGGCGGCATGGTGCCGCGGCCAGTTCGGCCGGGGGATTTCCGACGAGATGCGCGAAGCGGCAGAGGTGACGGGCATCGATCCCCGTGACCGCGAATTGCGGTATCGGTGTATGTCAACCAGAAGCCTTCAGCAGTTGTATGCCAAATGGCGGGACATTCACCCGCGGCTGCGGAATCCGGCGGACTTCTACAATGCCCCTATGTCCACAAGCGACACCGAAGGCGGTGATTTGATTCCGCCGGAAACGCTGATCCGATCGCTGGAGGTCAATCTGTTGGCCTACGGCGGCATGCGTGAGGTCGCCGAGATTCGAGTGACGGCCAGTGGAGAGACGCTGAGTTGGCCAACCTTCGACGATACAGCCAATTCTGGGCGACTCATTGCTGAGTCAACCGCGGCGGATGATAACGCCGGCGGCGGGGACCCGGGTGATGGTGGACCGAATCCGGCGACTGATGTCGTGTCCTGGGGAGCGTACAAGTTCACTAGTGACACGGTGCTAGTGCCCTACGAGCTGCTGGAAGATTCAGTTTTCGATTTACCGGCGGTACTCGGCGAAGCCTTAGCGGTGCGAATCGCGAGGATCACTAACGCCTACTACACAACCGGCACCGGTTCGTCTCAGCCGACTGGAATCGTCACAGCATCTGAACTCGGCGTCACGACTGCCTCGGCAACTGCAATCGCTGCCGATGAGGTATATGACCTTCAGCATTCTGTCGACCCAGCCTACAGAAACGGCGCGCGGTTCATGTGCCACGACAACATTGTCCTGGCGCTGCGAAAGCTCAAGAGCGCTACTGAGGAGCTGTACATCTGGCAATCGGGATTCAATACCGGCGTGCCGGATACTCTTTGCGGAGCGCCGTTCACGGTCAACCAGTCGATGGCATCTTCGTTGACTGCCACTTACAAGGTCCTTCTGTACGGGCAACTCAATAAGTACAAGATTCGGCGGGTCAACCAAATCCGGATCTATCGGCTCGAAGAGAAATACCGCAACACGGACCAAGATGGTTTCGTCGCGTTCATCCGAGAGGATGGAAATCTGCTGAACGCGGGAACCTGCCCGGTCAAGTACATGCAGATGCATGCGTGATCTATAAGGGACGCCCAACTCCCTTGGTGGGCTGTGGGCGGCGTAGTCCGCAGCCCACCTTTTTAAACCAAAGAAATGAGGTCGGACATGCTTTATCGCATGAAGCTCAGACACATTTGCCGCATGCCGGAATGCCCGGGTATGCCGGGAGATGTGATCACCGTGGGTGCCAAGATCAGAGACATTTTTCTGTCTGGCAATGGTGCAATCGAAGTAGGCCAAGTAAGTGAGCCGCCAGAAAGTGTACGGACTCCAGACGACGACACCAGCGGAAGTATTGGCGATAAGCCTCGACGTGGTAAAGCGGCATCTTAGCCTGGGGATGCGGCAGGAACACGATGATTTCCTGCGAGATCAAATCATCCCGACGGCTATTGCCGAGTACGAGTCGGACGCTGGTCGTCAGCTGATAACCGCTTCGTTGACATTAACACGGGATCGTTTCCCGCGGTATCGCCGTGCACTCTTGCTCCCGAAGCCGCCACTCCAATCAGTGACGTCGATCACCTATCTCGACACTTCCGGCGACGAAACCGAGATGGATCAGGACGACTACATCATCAACATCGCCAAAGAACCGGGGGAGATCCAGCCAGTTGTCGGGGTTGCTTGGCCGAGCACCTACAACCAGTCAGGTGCGGTAGTGATCGAGTACGTCGCTGGTTACGGCGACGAAGCGGTGAATATCCCACCGCAAGTGCAGCATGCGCTATTGGAAAAGTGCCGCGTCCTATTCGAACGGAAAGATGACGCTCAAGCGATTTCGCTAGGACATCCATTGTTGGATCGCACATACGCCGGTGACGAATGGTGCGACTATGGCTAATCAAATCACAGCCCGGGGCCTGTTAAACCGAGTGATCACCATCGAAGAACGAGACGATGATGCGCTCGATGAACATGGCCAGCCGTTGGGCCAGTGGATCTCGTGGCGGACTGATTATCCCGCAAAGATCGAAACGCTTTCAGGCCGGCAACTGGAGTTGGCCCGGCGGATATGGGAAGAGGCGAGTATCCGAGTGACGATGGACTACGTGGCAGGACTGAATCAGCACCGTCACCGGTTGAAGTTGGGCGACTCGACGCTTCACATCGGCTTTGTGGAGGACGTCGATCTGGAGGGCATTACGCACATCGTGTTGTGCTCTCAAAGACAATAGAAGAGAAAACGAGGAGGACTGAAATGAAACAAATGCTTGCAATTGTCTTTGCGTTGACGATGGTGCTATGTGGATCATCTGCGTTTGCAGATTTCCCGCATTACTCAGTCGGGTATTTCCAATTTCCAGGACACTTTGCGTGCACTCCCGGTAAGAACCTGTGGATTTCGGCGTGCGTCGCTTCATACGCTCCAGACACGACCTATATGACATTTGAGGTCGAGGCTCAGGATTACAATGAACACGCCTATGAATGCGAAGACTGTGAAGAATGGACCGTTTCAAATCCCGACTACGATCCGATCGGGTACGGATGTGAAACAGGATTCATTAAGGCACTCGGTGTGTACTGGGCTTGGGACGATCACAAGTCAGCACATACGTCGGCGACGAGCGCAAAGAATGTGGCTATTAGCCATCTCCTGGCATGTCCATACTGCTATACGACGATGTACGGCGACTATGTGCCGTGTCTTCAGAGCGGGTGCACACGTTGTAATTAGTTTGTATCGTGCAAATTGCGATCGAAATAACTGGGGTGGACGAATTCGTCGCCAAAATGCGGCGGATTGCTGACGTTCGAACCCAACAGCGCATCATGAAGGCTACGATCCAATCCGGGGCCAATCCGCTGAAGACAGCGATGCGGCGGCAGATCAGGGCAGTCGGAGCGGTGCGAAAAGGCATCCTCTATAAGGCGGTTACGAGGGCGTTCCGAGTCTACTCGTCGGGGGTTGCATGGTTGGGCGTGGGAATTCGAGACAGGAAAGTTGACGGGGAGAATCCAGGCAAGTATTTCCACCTCGTCGACTTGGGGAGCAAGGCGCATACCATCCATCGGCGGAAACCGATTCGCGTCCAACGAATCCAGCTTGGTGGCCGGTGGTATATCCCCGACCCGAAACAACCGGACGGCGGATGGTACACGTTGCAAGGACCATATCTACATCCGGGGGCGAAAGCGAAACCGATTAGAGAGCCGGCCCTGAAGGCCGGACAGAGCCGAGTCGCACCGCAGATGGCGAAAACCTTTGCTCGCCAGATGGAACGCGAAGCAGCGAAGATGCGATGAGCAACAGTGTCGGCGAAGATTTCCGAGCATGGTTGATTGATCAACCGCGAGTGTACGAGCTTGTCGGACACCGCATCCATCAGGATTGGGTGCCGAGTGTCGAGACTTTCAAGAGCGAGGATGCGCCATACATCTGGTTTTCGCGATCGGGGGTCATCCGGCTGGATTGCATCGGGGACGTGGTGGGAGACACCGGAAACGGTGAGGGTTATAACCTCGAACTGATTGCTAAATCACAGCGCGAATGTAGGCGACTCGAAAACGCAGTGATGGAACTTCACAATTATAAAGGCGACATGGGTGATAGTGTTGCTCAAGCCATCTGGCTGGAAGATCAAAGTGACGACTATGTACCCCAGGGAGTTGGAGACGTCGACGGACTGGCAGTAATTGCACTGTCAGTCGAAGTGGTGCTACTAACCTAGCACGAACAAAGGGAGTCATGGGCAGCGGCACGGCGAGGGGTCGGGCCGCGTTAACGCGCGCAAGGAGCAAAGCCCATGACAATGCCCGCCCAAACCAAACGCCAGATGGCTGGCACGATTCTAAAAACTGACTGGGAGGTCGAGGACACGTTCATCTCAGTCGGTTGCATGATCAACCTGCAAGGAGTTGGGGTAGAGTACGAGACTTCAGAATCGCTCATCTGCATCACCGATACTGGTCCGCCGGAAACCGCGCCCGGAGACGAAATGGTCGATGTGGTGTCAGGTCAGTTGCTGCAAGACCCATTCTCGATCGATGACGGAGAGACTGGTGGCGTCGGGGCAGGAGCGGATGAACAAATGTGGAAGCAGATCATGGCCGGGACGGAGAGAACCTGGCAGATTGTCTACGTTGACGCGGCCGGCGCCCTGAACGACAAGATCGCGCAGTTTGAGGGCTGGGTTCGCAAGTTGAAGCCGATTTCATGCGCGAAGAAAGACTGGCTACTGTACGACTTGGAGATTGTGCGGACGACGGACGTAGCGTGGTCTGGAGGCGATGTGCCGACGACTACGACAGCGCCGCCGTAAAGGACGAGTAATGTCCATTTGGGATCCGGAGAGCGTGAGCGTCTGTGGGAGGACCTACACGGTCATCATGCCGAATGCGCGAGATACGTTGAACATTATGCCGCGGCTGGGAGACCTCGAAAAGTACCGCGGTGACGATGGCACACTGCAATTGCCGGACGAAGTTGCAATCGATTTGTTCATCGATCTGGCAGCGATCGGTATAGAGGAGTGTGTTACAGGCGATATCCTGTCAGCGCGACTACCGCTCGCGCCATTGATTCAGTTGGGCGAAGCAGTGCTGGCTAAGGTGATGGCCGCTATGGAGTACGCGGCAGAGCAAAAAAAAACATTGAACGAAGCGCCCATCACAGAGCGGCCTGGACGTTGACACGCCAACTCGGCTATCGGCATGTCGACGATCTTTGTAGTGCACTGGGGACCCGTAGATTGCTCGACTGGCTGGCCGTCAATGATGCTGATCCGTTTACGGAGGACCGGGGAGACTTCAATGCGATTCGGTTAGCGTTGGCGGTGCTAGCCCCGCATTCAAAAAATCAGCCTGATTTGGAACCGGTCTTTCAAGTTCCATTCGGCCGCGCGTGGATCGACGATACCCAGTACGAAGACGCCCTAACGCTGTTGCGGAGAGAACGAGAGAAAGAGCGGGAACAGCATGGCGGTTAAAATCGCTCGATTCAATATCGACTTCACGGCGACCAGCGCTCAACTCCGGCAAGTATTCAAGCAGGTTGGTACGGAAGCGCAATCGCTTGGCGCCAAGATCAAAGGATCGCTCGGCAAGCTATCTCTCGGTGGATTGCTGGGAATGGCTGGGGGCGCCACGGCCGGAATCTACGCCATCCAGCGAGTGATTCGCAATTCCATGCAATCGCTCGATGAACTAGGAAAGATGAGCGATCGGCTGGGGCTCGATCCCGCTGATTTGAAGCAGTTTCAAATCGCCGCAGAACTTGGTGGGGCGAGTATCGCCGAAGTGGAGAAGGGTCTCCGATACTATCTGCGCCAAGCGTATGAAGCGGCCAATGGGTCCAAACGACTGGCGGCCGAGCTTGATGCAGTCGGCGTCAGTTTGCAGGATCTCACTCGGATGTCCGTCGCCGAGCAAATCGCTGCAATCGGCCGGGGTCTGAACTCTCTTCCCAATCCAGCACAACGAGCCGCTATCGCTACTGATCTCTTCAGCCGGGCAGGATTGAACCTGTTACAAACGCTAAGTCCGGCGGCTTTGGCGCAAGCATCAGAGCAGATGGAACGGATGGGTTTTGCGATTACTCGGGAAGACATTGCTCGGGTCGAGGCGGCTAATGACGCTTGGGCGATGATGAAAGTGAGTATCAAACAACTGTCGGACGCATTTACTATCGAGCTAGCGCCGGCAATTAAGGAAGTGATTGGACTGTTGGAACAGTTCTTTTCCGGTCTGCCGCACATTAGTGGCGCTGCCCAATTGAAGCAGTATACATATGTGCCGATGACAACGCACTGGTTCAAGGCATATATGGATGCTGCAAAAAAAACGGCGCAAGCAGCGCCAGGAGAATCTTCGGTTTGGGATGCTGCCGGAGTCAAGGATCTCTTCAAGGAGATCACCTATGAACTTCCCAAGCGTCCGCATGGGATCGCTCTGGCTGTCAGTGATTTGAATCTCGCCATCAAAGAACTTCATCAGACCTTATTGCTCCTAGCCCCGGGCGCTCTCTGGCAAGGAATACAGGCAGTAATCGGCAGCACCGGCACTGCTCTGAAGACAATTGCCGAACGAGCCGGCATCCTGCCACGGGCGGCCGTTATGGCGTTACCAGCCGGAACTCCCGCGGGCGGGGCGTTTCTAGCGAAGGGTACATCTGAAGCCTATTCGGCAAGTCGGCGCAGCGTAGATAGTCAAGTTGCCAACGCGAACATACGCACCGCGCGCAACACGCAAGCAACAGTCGCCGCCGTCAAGGCGCTGGGCAAATTGGTCGGCGTCAAATTCCGCGTTGTAGATGCGCCGCATAGGGGACAGTGATGGGAATTGCAAGCGTGTGTAGAATACGCGGAAGCTGGAAAGCAAATCTTCCAGCTACATATTCCCAGCGCACCATCAAAGTGTCTTACAGGGTCATCGTCACATCGGTTAACGATGGCCCGCAGGTCATAGCTCTCGGTGCAGCTGTGGCCGGACTTCCCGTGCTTGGTTCTCAATATTCGATGGGGAACGAGGGCACCGTCTACATGTACTGTCTTGATGTTGATTTCGAGCAGTCGAGCAGGGCGGACGGACTGGAATGGATTTACACGTGCACATTCGGAGAATTGAGCTATGAGACTGTTACGGGAATTCAACAGCCGAATCCGACGCTGCGGCCATCAAAGTACTGGATCGAGTGGCTGTCGTACACGCGGGCGGCGGATACGGCGATCAATTGGACATCGCAGGCAAAAGTGAGTTGCGTTAATTCGGCGAAACAACCATTTGACCCGCCTAATGAGATTGAACGGAATCACATCGTGCATGTTATCGAGCGCAACGAAGGTGCTCCAGGCGTCACGTATGATGATATCGTTAACAATGCCAACACTTATGTCGGCCACGTCAATTCGCTTGACGTCGAACTCGACAACGGACACGAGATAGAAGCTGGATGCGGATTGATGCTCCCGATGGGAGTGAGCCCGGAACAAAGTGAGTATAACGTTCAATTCTGGACGGTTACCTACCGAATCGCCGAAAATCCGGAAACGTGGGCCGTAGCTCCATTGGATCATGGGCACATGTATTTGAGTGCTGGAAAGCTGGTTCCATTTCTCGACGAGCACAAAGACATCAAGTTTGAGGGCGGTAATCTGAACGGGGTCGATGGCGGCAAGTTGGCGGACGGAACGGCCGGTGTCTTTCTTGATGGGCAGGGCGGCAGGTTGGGGCCCTACTGGTTCAACTACAAAGCGGATTTCAATGCGCTGTCTCTCTGATGTCTGATGAATCACTTCTAACGACGGGAACCATCGGCCGCATTCTCGATGCGGTACGGTACGTTGAGCGGATGCAGTCTGAACGATCTCGTCCCCGATACCGACACGGGCAGGGCTGGGCGCGTCCTCAGATTCTTCTCGGGAAAACTACCGAGTCCATTGCTGCCGAGGCAAGTGGTGAAGTAGAAATCTATCGCGACAAGGTATCGTCCGGCGAGTACGTGACGGCGTACAACGACTGGGGTCTGTGCCCATCCGATTTGTCGTCCGGAACCGAAGTTTATATCGCATGGATCCGGGATTCCGAAAAGTGGCAAATTCTTCCCGAGTCATGTCAGACGACCACCACGTCCACATCGACGACCTCTACGTCTACGTCAACTTCCACATCTACGACTGCTACGACCACACCGGCGCCGGTGTGGGTCACCGTGCTAACGGATATGATGATCGACGACGACTGCTACATCTGGAAGCGGACGTCAACAATTCAAGTCCTGGATGCGGTCGATAATGGTTGGTCGTACGCTTGGTGGTGTTGTTGCTGTGAAGTGAATCCGACGACTTCGACATCTTCGACCAGCACCACGAGCACGAGCACGACGACGACGACGAGCACGACGACGACGACGAGCACAACGACGACGACGGAAGCCCCGACGACGACGACCACCACGACGGAAGCCCCGACGACAACGAGCACGACGACAACGAGCACGACGACGACGAGCACAACGACGAGCACGAGCACGACCACCGAAGCCCCGACGACGAGCACGACGACGGAAGCACCGACGACATCTACGAGCACATCAACATCTACGTCCAGCACGTCGACATCAACGAGCACGACGACGGAAGCCCCGACGACGAGCACGACGACGGAAGCACCGACGACATCTACGAGCACATCAACATCTACGTCCAGCACGTCGACATCAACGAGCACGACGACGGAAGCACCGACGACGAGCACGACAACGGAAGCACCGACGACATCTACGAGCACATCAACATCTACGTCCAGCACGTCGACATCAACGAGCACGACATCTACGACTACAGAGGGTGCCATCTGCGCTGGATGTGATGGCGGAAATGGTCCCCTAACGCTTTATGTGCAATTCAGTGGCATATTGTCCGGTGAGTTTTGCGGCCCCACATGTACAAGCGCAGAACTTAACAAGAAACACACACTCACACGCATCGAAACATGCAACTGGTGGAAGGACTTTGATGATACTGTTAACAAGTACACGATTGATCTTGTGATAACTGACACCGGCACGGGGTCCAATATCTCGATTCGCTTAAATGTGCAATCAACAGCGACGGGGTGCAACTGGTCATATGGAGCTGACATTTGGTGGGAAGACGCTTATGCATATAAGCACGATTGTTTTAATCTAGATCTGTATGTACCATATGATCGTGATATGGACGCGCAAAATTGTGGTGACGGAGACGATTATTGTGCGTGCGATGGGAGATCGGCGACATGTCGCATCACCAGTTCATAGGCCATAAACTGCTTTGCCATCTCGATCGACTCGCATCGCTGCGAAACAAAGGTGGTCCTCCGCCGATCAACGTGGAGATCGATTTGTCCAATCGATGCAATCTGCAATGCCGCGGCTGTCATTTCTCACATCTTCGCGGCGGAAAAGTCTGCGGTGATCTGTTATCGGCGGACCTGGTGATCGAGATTTTGCCGCAGCTAGCGTCTTATGGCATCCGCAGCGTAACGTGGTCCGGGGGGGGCGAGCCGCTGACAAATCCTGATGCATTGAGGATCCTGCGAGCAGCGTACGCCAACGGAATAAAACAAGGGCTCTATACGAACGGTACCATGATTGACCGGAATTCGGCGGCGACGATCGCGGCGTGCTGCGAATGGGTCTATGTCAGCATGGATGAGCCGGATAAACGATCCTATGCACTCCGAAAGCGGGCAAACAAATTCCATGATGCTGTGCGTGGGATTCAGGAGCTAGTTGATTACGGTGTAACGGTCGGCGTTGGATTCCTTATCGATGAGCAAAACGTCGGCCGCACCGCAGATATGATCAGACTCGGTGAGTCTTTGGATGTAGCCTACGTACAATTCCGGCCATTGATTCGCTGGAATGACAGGCGACTATGCGACACCAAAGACGACGTGTCATGGTACGCTGCTGTCAATTGGGAGAGCATCCATTCCGATACCGTCCGCGTTGAAATTGACCCGCAGCGATTTCGTAGGTACGGTAATTGGTGCGGGCATGGTTACGATGTCTGTTGGTGGTCCGGCATCCAATGTGTGATTACGCCAGACGGCCGAGTCTGGACGTGCTGCAATCGGCGGGGATTTGACGGCAGTTGTCTCGGAGATTTGAACTGTCACAGCTTTGCCGAGATTTGGGCGAAGCGGCCGATAGCCAAGGTAGACGAGAACTGTCGGGTAATGTGTCGGGGGCATTTGCCGAATTTGGAACTACACGAGATTTTCCGGGAAAGGACGCATGCGGATTTTCCATGAAGCTCACAATCGGGATGCCAGTATACGATGACTTCAACGGGGCCTGGTTTTCTACCCAGTCGCTCCGCATGTATCATGCTGATGCGATGGCGGATTGTGAAATCCTCGTAGTGGACAATCATCCGAAATCCCCGCAGGGCATCGCTCTCAAGGGATTTATCGATGGATGGACTGGGCCGAATGTCCGATATGTCGAGCTGCCTGGTCCCAGCGGAACTGCTCTAGCAAAGAATCAGGTGTTCGCCAACGCGCATGGCGATGCAGTGCTTTGTATGGATGCGCACGTTCTCCTAGCGCCGGGAGCCGTTAAGCGATTGGTTCAGTTCTACGATGAACAGCCAGAGACAAATGACCTCTACTGTGGGACGCTACTCTATGATGACCTGGTGAACATTTCGAATGACTTCAATGACGAGTGGTCAAGCGAGATGTGGGGAACGTGGGCGACGAATCCGGCGGGTATCGATCCGAATGCAGAGCCATTCGAAATCAAGGCGCAGGGGAAAGGGCTTTTCACTTGTCGGCGTGAGGCATGGCTTGGCTTCAACGAACATTTTCGCGGATTCGGCGGCGAGGAATTCTACCTTGAGGAGAAGTACCGGAAGTGTGGCCACCGTGTG